AGTATCAATATCTCTCATATTATAAACATGGGTATAGATGCTTGGATCAGGACCTAACATGTCGGTGTTCGTTCGGCAATGAATTCTGATGTAATTATTTTTTAATTGATGTTGATAGGTCTCTAGAAAATGATCGAGGTTGTTAAGATGAGGATATTGTTCCTGGCAATAGTAAAAACCACTTATAATCTTGTCGATAGGATCACGGTAGACAGCAATTCTTATTTCACAGTCTTTCAGTTCTTTATGATAGGCTTCAAATCCTTTCTCTCGACCGATGTAGGAATCTTGTCCACAATGATTTTGAACATTGGTTCCACTATGCCACGTTGGCTTTTCATTCCATAACAATTGACCTAGATAATTAATGATAGTGGTGGATCCTGCTTTATTATTTCTGACATATCCCAGACGTTTACCGCCTAGAGTGACACGAACTAAAGCCATTACTTAGGAACGCCCAAGAGGGGGCGTTTGTCATAGAGATTAGTCTTGGCATAGGGACCGTTGGCATGATTGTAATGGAGAAAGACTTGGGAACAAATTTTTCCTTCAAAAGGCTCTCGCCAATGCTCGAGTTCACAACCCGCATAAATAAGCATGTCTCCTACTTTTAAATCTACCTTAATTCCTTTAGGAGCCCCGGGTTTATGGATCTCTTTATATTCATCAATGATATACTTCCCTCCTGATGGATCCAAAAAGATGGGCCATTCATCTCCTCCTAAATGAAGAGTGGTTGAAACTTCACAACTCGGTCTATCTATATGTCGTTTTAACTTATTTCCTTTTTCATAGAGGCGCGTATAAGAATACGTTGGAACTAAGTCCAGACCTGTTTTTGCTTTCATAATAGGAATCATGTATAGTAATAAAGTTTCCATCGCCCAGTCGGCATACTTAGAATAGGCTCCGGGTACCTGGTGATCAGTTCGTTTCCCAATAAAAGGATTCTGAGGATTCACTATATTATGTTTCAGTAGAAAATCCACAGTCTCTCGCTGCATGAGCATATAATTAAAAATAAAGTTAGCGAGTTCTTTGGAAAGCGCTCCTCGAATTATGTCATATTTTTTTGTTTTAAAACTCATAAAGCTAAAAATGAAAGTCTAGTAGTATACCAGGTAGGAATGGTATAACGATGACCTTTCTTTATTTCCAAGACCTGGTGAGCATTATAAGCATCACTACGAAAAATAACATTGGTACCGGATTTAAATTTAAAGGTTTCACCATTCACGAACTTCAATTCTCCTCCTTCGTAATCATCATTTAAATAGATAAGCGAACTGTATTTCATTTTGTCAACAGTAGTTCGATCGGTATGTAGACTCATGGTTTCTCCTTTAGTCCATCGACAAATTTTAGGTTCATCCCATGGGCCAACTTTATCTTTAAAATAATGATCAATAAAATAACAGGTCTTAGTGACATAATATTTGAGAATGGACCGAATGGTTTCACTTTTTATAATGTCATACTGGAGGTTACGATGAGCATGCTCTGAAAGCTCATCATTACAAAGATGTTTATTGTCTTCAAAATAATTTATTAACATAGGCCTATGATTTTTAAAGACAAATTCTTCAATCACAAATTTAGTATCTGGTTTCATTCTTCATTGACTTGAATAAAATTAAACGAAACTGACACACGCCAGCCCTTTTCTTCTTTTTCTTTGGATTCATTTATTTCTACACCATGAGAAACCCATGCCGGAAACATAATCATCTGTCCTTCAACCGCAGGATAAACCACCACGCGCCACAAGGCTTTAGGTAAATTTTTTAATCGTTTAGGCAGTATCATATTAGGTCCCGGTCTTGGATCTTCAACAAATAAACTACCAGAATTCTTAGGAACTTTCACATAGTAGACACCCGACCATTGAGAGTTGGGGTGTATATGCTGTTTGTTATAAGATCCTGGATAATTAATATTCGCCCACATATTGCCGAGTCCAGGCTTGGGTTCCATGCCATAGTCTTTATATATCTCTTCCTGCATGACAAAAAGTTCATGGATCAAAGGCTTATATTCTTTTTTAAAATTCATATCGGTAGGACTGTGCCACCCCCCTCCTGCATTTGTTTTTGTTTCACTCTCATCTTTTTTACTCCAAGCTTTAATGAGAGGATATAAATATTTATTTAATTTCTTAGGATCCTTAACCATTTTAAAATAGATAGGAGTGGGGAATAAAATTTCTCGGTTCATTTAAACGGAGGTCCTCCAAACCATTGAACTAAAGAACGTCGAATACCTTTCTTAACTTTAGACACACGATGACGAATCAGACTACAAAAGAAAATAGCTTGACCTTGCAAAAGTTGAGGAGGTTTATTGCCTGGGGTCATAAATTCCAGATCTCCTCCTTCAAATTCTGAGGGATTCGAAAGCAAAATAGTCATGGATATTTTTCTAACTGGTTGTTCATACACACCATTAACATCAGCATCCATATGCCAATCATAAAATCCTCCTTTAGGATATTCGGTAAATTGAGCATATTCACTAAGTTGCATCCCGTCATATCCAAAATGATTACCATTGGCTTGAAGCATACTCTGTTCAATAATTTTATACATCTCAGTCATTGCTTTAAAAGGAATCCAGCTGATGGTTGTAATTCGTTTTTTAGTATCATAGGCACCTTTGTCGTTCTTTTTATTTCCTACTTGAGCTTTTCGAGCTTGTTGCTGATGGCCCACATTAATAATATCCTGACACTGTTGAGGAGTGAATAAAGGCTCCACCGTATTAGCCATTAAAGATTTCCATTTTGGTTCACGAATCATAGGCCAAAAATATCCTTGTCTTCTTCATTACATTTTAGTTCTAAATTCAGAGAGATTCTTTGTTGGGTGTTAGAAGTAACTGGTCGATGGTCTAAAAATCCAGGGAAAATTAACAAGTCAAAATTTTTAGGTTCTATATACCACGATTCTTTATCCCTCTTAAATTTAATTCCATAATCTTTTATCGTTTCCAAATAAATAACGGAGTTTATACTAGAGGTACGTCTATGATTATGCCATCTATCCTCTACATGATTACCCAATCCCGTAAAATAGCACCAAACTTTTAAAGGAGTATTCTTAAGCGTAAAGGGGTTTAATAATTTTTTACTTTTTTCCATAAACAACTCGTACAAATAAGCATTATAGAGGGAAAAGATTTCAAAGTTATAAGCCATAGCTCTATAGTTTCCGGCCTCATCTTTAGCTTTTAAAATGTCTCTTACTATTTTCTCTTTTTTATTTTTTAATTCTTTTTTCAAATTGAGTTTATATATGGGTCGATCCTTATTAAAAATCATTGAGTTGTCCTTGAACTAACTGGGTCATATTCAACATCACAATTACATACTAGCGTTCTTCTTTTTTCTTTTTTATTAGTGAAAGGATAAACGACATGGCGTACATCATAGGGAAAGACATAAAAGTCTCCAATCTTCATTTTAGGAGAATAATCAGCACGTACAAATTGACCTGTTACACTTCCTAATATTTGAAGTTGACCATTCATTGGCTCATCGGGACGTGCAATTTCAGGCCCCATATCTTTGGGAAGTTTAAGAATCATCACGGAAGAAAGTCCCGTATATATTCTGCCTTGATGAATATGAACCGGATTATAATCTCCTGCTTTCATTTCATTAACCCAGATCGAATTAATTTTCATAGTACCCCTCTGGGTCTTAGTCCATTGTAAATAGTGTTCAAAGATAGAATAGAACCATTTTAAAATATCCTCCGTGACATAACTGTGGGCATGCATTTTCGCAGTAGTAGGTCCTGCAAAGAATAAGGAAACTTCATCAGGAATTTTTCCTGCCAGCTGCTTGCT